CTTCATCATCTGCATGATCTTCTGCAACTTCTCTAGCTACACCTATTACGCTTTCATCTGTAGCTTCTTCAATAGTAATATATCTATTTCTAAGAGAGCGATATAAAATATCAAATGCAAGAGGTTCTAAATCTGTGGGAATACCTTCTTTTAAAGTATATTCTTTTTCTTCAGGGGTTTGTAACATAGCAATTGCTTTATCAATTTTATTAAGCATATCACCATATTTGTCTGCGATTGGACCACCTTCTATTTCGGCTTCTTGTTCCATATCGCGCATGATTTGGGCACGTTTATCTTTTAATGCTTTTAATTGACTTAATCTTTTAGCATTTTTTGCAAAGAATTTATCGTTACCATCACCACCAGCATTAGCAGCTTTCATTTTAGCAGCTCTCATTTTCATCATGATTGGATCATTGATGTCCATTTCATCAATTGGTTCCATCATTTTAGAAGCCATAGCCATAAATTTTGGGTGGTATTGTCTAGCGTATCTTTGGGCTGCAGACATGATTAAACCATCTCTATCTGTTTTATACTCTTCCCAATCGTCCCAATAAAAATCAACTGCATCTTCTGCAGCAGACATAATTTGAGATAAACCAGGGAATTCTGTTGGGTTACCTAAATCTCTATGAATGGATTGGTTCATGATTGATTGATCTGAACTACCCCATTCTTTCATCATTGATTTCTCGATAGCGGCACCACGTTTTTCTTCGTAGTCTGACAATTTACCATCTTTATTTAGATCTGCTTTTTTAGGATTTTTTAAAGCATCCTTAATCATTTCTTTAAGTCTAGAATTAGGTTGTTCCATATTTTCTGTTTGTTTTTTTGCTATATTAGTTGCTCTTCCATATAATACCTTTTCAGCATCCTTACCGTACTTTTTAACTAAGGCACGCTTGTTTTTTTTCATGTCTTTGATAATGTCCTCTCTCTTGTTGAGTTCAGCTTTGGTAAGTTTGCGTTCGTTAAGCATGTGTTCTTTTTACTTGTGGTTTCTTTTGAAATCAGCAGAAAAGTTTTTAATCTTGTTAGCAGCAGATCTACATCTACCTTTAGCAGCAGCTGATGTTTTATCAATTTCTGCTTCGATTAATAATACTTGTTCTTTAATTCCTTCTAGCAATTCTTTAGTTTCCATAATTCTTATTTTTTATAAATTTTATTGTTTGTTTACTTTTCTTTTTGATATGAAAGAAGACCAATCTTATTTCCTAAAACTTTAGGTCCACTTTCAATATCACCCTCAAGGCTGTCAAAAAAAGTTTTAATGCTTTTTAAAGCATCAAATTTATCTTTATTAACTATTATTTCAATGCGTTCAGCTTTATCATTTTCAGAATAAGCAATAGCTGCTTTTGTAGGATCATTAGCAACTGTATCTCGAGCATTATTTGGGACAGACAATTGCCCTTTAAAGAGTTTTGAGTCTATACCCAGACCTTTTAATCTACCAACTAAATCAGGGCCAAAATCTCCTAAAGTTTTATAATCTTCCTCTTTTAATAGCCTACCTTCTGCTATATATTTTTTTAAATCGAAATTTTCCATTTTATTTTATTTTATTATTTGTTATTTTAAAATCCCAGCTAAACGTTTCATTCTTTTCATTTCAAATAGATCTTCTTCTTTTACAACATACTGACGAGTAAAGAATGTAATAGTATTACCTATTTGGTTTATTAATTTTTCATCACCCTTTGCCCTAGCAGCTTCTAATGCTGATTCTAAATGGGTTAAAATATCTTGAGTATCTCCTTCTAATTCAGGAGCAATTTCTTCTTCAGTGTCGTCTACAGTTACTTCTTCTTCAGTATCATCTACAGTTACTTCTTCTTCGTCGCCTTTAGCTTCTTCTTCTTGTTCTTCTAAACCACGTTCACGACGTAAAGTTTCTTCATCATGATCCATTTGTTGTTGGGTTAACATATTTATGAATTCCGCTTTAGGATCTTCTGGGAGTGTATCGATTTCACCTCGTTTTACTTTTTCAAGGAAATATGCTTTAGCTTGATCATCTAAAGACATATCAAATTCAGAAAGAGCATCTTCTTGTAAAAATGCTTGACGAATCATTTCTTTTAATTCTGATTTTTTTATTTTATTTGATTTTGGAGCTTCTTGAGCTTCATCTATTGTAGTCATTGCATAGCCAAGCATTGCAGCTGCCATACCAATACCCGCTGTTATAGCACCTACATCAGTACCACCAAATCCATGACCTGCAACAAATGCTGTTGGTAATCCTAGTCCTACTAAGACACCACCAATTTTCTTTATAAGGTTTTCATCTAATTGTTGTGATTCATCTAAACCACCTGAAATGATTTTACCAATTTCTTTAGCTTTATCTAAAGTAATATCTTCTTTGCTGTAGTTAGGGCCTAATACCTTTTCAGCAGCTGCCTTCATTGATGCTTGTTCTTCAGGTGAAAACTTATTTAAAAGTTTTTTACCTACAGACATTAATTTATCCTTAATAGTATCAATAATACCTTCGTTTAACATTTCTTTTGATTCAGATTTTTTCATTGTAATTTTTTATTGATAAATATGGTTATTTCTTTAAACTATACGTTCCTTTTTTATATTTTGCGGGTTTTGTGTTTTTAACAAACTGTTTTCCTTTTTTACTACCTTTAACTTTTTTAGCTACTGTAGCTTTTCTTTCTGCTTTAGTTAAAGATTGAGCTTTTTTTCTAGGTAAACATCTAGTAGTTGCTTTACCTTTTTTCATTGTACCACAAGGACCAGTAATATTGCCAGAAGTATTAATACGTACCCAATCTTCTTTTTTAAACCAATCGCGGAGTGATTCTTTTATTATTTCTTGTAGTCTTTCGTTTGTCATTACAATCCAGCTAATTGAGTCATTCTATCAAATTCAATAGATTCTTTTTGAGGAAGTGGACAATAATTCCAAGCACCTTTAAATCCGTCTATTTCTTTATCTTTAGCTTCTTTTTCTTTAGCTTTAATATCTGCTGAGATTTTAGAGGCATCTTTAGCTTTAATAGCAGCACTGGTGCTACTAAAGATACCTTTATATAAGCTACCGTGGCCTAATTTTGCTAAAATAGCTTTGATTGGAGCTAACATTGCTATTAAACCTCCATATAATGCTTTACCACCAACTGCGGCTTGTTGAACACCAGTTCCGACAGCTGCACCTTTAGCAACCATAGCTGTGATTACTGGCCAAGCTGTTATGATTAATTTGATTACGAAGAATGCTATCAAAGCGATAATAATCCATTTATAAACAATTTTACCAGCTAACTCCATACATTGTTTTTGTTCGTCACTTGGTCTGAAGGTTCTATAACGAATCATAGCAAACATTTTTGCGAAACCTTTATATGAGAAAGTATTATATACTTCTTTTATAAATTTTGTTACTGCTGATGCTCCATCTTTAGCTAGATCTTGAACTTTTTGGGGTACAAATTTATCTACTAGAGGAGCTAATTTTTCAGCTAATTTAGCCAGTATACCTTTAATCCATTCCGTAATATCTTTAACTATTTTAGTGCCTGTAAGGAAATCTTTTACACTACCCAGTACATTTAAAAATACCTTAACAATTCCTATGCCCTCATCTAATGGTTGTTTTTTTTCATCTACGAAGCCTTCTTTAAGAGCACTGTAGAATTCAAGATTGAGTTTCATTTCCTCTCTAATATCCCCATTAGTTTTAGCTTCAGATAAAGTAACACCTTGGTGAGATTCCATCACCATTTTTACTACTGATTTTTGTTCTTCTCTTGTAAGTGTCATTTTATTTATCTTCTTTTCTTTCTTGCCAATCATAAGATACACTATCTTCTGTGATAGGACCACCTTTAGCCCAAGTTCTACAAGTACGAGCTGAATGGCATTTAAAGTTATGCATCCAACAGTAACCTAATCTACCACTATCATCTGAGACTTTACCAGGCATACATTCATCCATTCTAGGAGAAATATCAAAAGCAACACAATTACCACATAGTGATGATTTAGCTGCTTTAACTGTTGTGTCCCAATATTCAGCTAATTCTTCCCAATAATCTCCTGGTTCATCTACATTTAATGGACCATATTTGATATAATCAGCTTTAATTGAAGCATCTCGATTTTTAGTATTTACTTCTAAGTCTTGAGTTGCTATGGGGCAAGCCATTGCTGCTTCAAATAAGCGACCTTTAGCTAAATATTTTTTTAAATCGAAATTTTCCATTTTATTTTTTCTTTGATTTACGTTTTTTTCTTCCAGACATTTGTCCTTTACATACTTTAACTGCACGACCTGATAAATAAGCAGATGATTTTTCTCCTGCTGCTTTACGTCTTTTAATATATGCCTTACCTTTAGGGCATAATTCTTCTTCAATTACACCTTCACCTAATTTAATAGTTTCGGCTAATGTTTGAGCTATTGATTTTTTCTTCTCATCACTACTGTGGCCAAAAGTTTTGTGAACTAGTTTGTCTAGTTTTTTGTGAAATTCGTTTTCTTCTTCTTTAGAAGCTTCTAATAAACCTTGATCTTCTAATTCTTTTTCTAGTTTTTTTCCTTTTTTTCTAATATCAGATAATTTTTTCCAATTTGCATCTGTTTTATCCTTATTATATGCTTTTGTTAATTCATATTCTTTATCTAATAAAGCATTATATTCTTCTTTAGTAGCATTGTTTAGGTCAGCTTCATTCAAGGATTCATTCATACCTTGAAATTTTTTATTTACTTCTTTTTCTTTCTCACTGTTAAAAGCCTTAAGTTTTTCAAATTGTTGTTGAGTAAAATTATAATCACCCCAATTAATTGATTTTTCTGGTATCCATTGATCTTTAGGTACCCTAAAATGCTCCCAATATTTATAACCATCATATGGAATTAAATAATACCCCCCAATTGTAAATCCTTGTAAAACAAATTTTTCACCTTGTTTATTTGTTATAATAGGTCTTTTACCTGGGTTAAGAAATTCTTCATTTAATTGCTCTAATTCACCAACTAACATATCATAATCGTCCATCTGGAGTATACCTTGTTGTTTAGTAGCGGCAATTGCTTTTTCAGTTAAATCGTGTAAATCCATATCTGCTTGAGCATCTTCTCTAGCATACTCTAAAACACGGATAAACAATGGAACATCCATTGTGATAATATCAATTTGGTCTTCGTTTTCTTCTTCTTCTGTAGCTTCATTCATACCTAATCGAGCGTGTAATACTTCCATAAATGGAGTAAAATTATGGGTACCATATTCATCAATGAGAATTGAAGCAACTGCATTCGCAAAATCTGTGTAGGACATTGAATCATCAATTTGAAGCATAGCTGAATTAATAGCATTAGCTAAGGATTGTGACTTAGTACTACCTAAACTAGCTTCAAATAAATCATCTACACTAGCACCTTGAAGATATCGATTATATAAATATTTTGCGTCTTTTCTTACTCGTTCATCACTTGGATATTCATCAGGTGCTGCCCCAGCCATCATATCGTCTCTAACCATTTGAACAAAATTATTGTAGGTTAGTTTTTTATCTTCGTTTACTGATTCAAAATGAGATGATTGTCTGCCGCCTTGGGGTTTAATAGTATCTTCAGCACTTGCCTTAAGTTGGTTTACTGTACCATATACTCTACTTCCTGTCTCCCAGGTTTTACCTGTTTCAGCATCTATAAGTTCATATTTTGCTCTATCAGGCATTACTTTAACTAATCTAAAAATAATATCTCCATATCTTGAAGGTACTTCTTTAGGCCAATTTGTGGTATTTTCTTCTAAAGATATGTCTTTAATATCTACATGGGATAAAGGCACTTTGAATGTATCTGTAGTGGCCATAAAATCCTCACCAGTAGTACGAGAAACATATCTTAAGGGTTTTGTAGATGTAGTTTTAAATGGAATGCCTTTTTGTTTTAAATAAGCTGCAAGTTTTTCTTTGTTTTCTTCATAATTTGGGGTGGGTGTACCATCATTCATATGAGATGAAAAAGGGAATGAAATATGGTCTTTATATTTTCTTACATAATCTTGACCTTCTTTACCTGTGAGATAAAATTCTAGACCCGGGTTATCTTCTTTATATAAATCAGCAGTTTTATCTGTGGTATTATACATTCTAACCACTATATTTTCTTTTAAAGGTTTAGAGAAGAATTCTTGTATTTTTTTTAAATCTTCCATTATTATAATTTAAATAATTTTTTTCTTTTTAGCCTTAGGTTTAGGTAAATCTTCGATTATTGGGGTTTCCTCAATAGATTTTTCTTCTTTTACCTCTTGTTTAGTTTCTTTTGGATATTGTTTTACTACAGTATCTTTAATTGAAACTGTTCTACCAAAAGTATTACCATATTTTAATTTGTCAAATATTCCCATATATTATAAATATAAATATTAATTTTAAGAAACTTTCATACTTTCAAGAAAAGTAATACCTTCCTCTAATCTTTTAACTAAATCTTCTTTATTAGTATTTTCTTTCCAAGTCTCTATATCACCATTTTCAGCAATGTATGATTGTGTATTACCCTCTAAGAAATCTTTAATCCATTTTTTATAATCTTCAATAATAGAATCAATTTCTTTATTCTTCATTTCTTTTTCATACTCTCCCCATCTCCCTTCAACACGGATTTGATGTTCCATATCAATAACACAGTTTAAACATTTTTTATGTATTTTGTAATACTGTTTATCAATATGGGGAGTCATTTTAGATTTACAAGAAGGACAAAACATTGGAAATAAATGTGCTTTTTTAGCTTTATCTAATTTAGTTACATTTTGTTTTAAACCATTTTCAATAGTCCAAGTTCTACCATCTTCTTCCCACACATCTCCTTCTTTATGAAACTCTTGTTTTTTAGAATAACCTACACCTTGAGTTGTTCTATCCCCAGCATTTCCTTTTACTAGGTTACGCATACGTTCTACATCTCGTTTACTAAACTCTTTTTTTAAAACATTATCTTTTTTCATAGATTCATAATCTTTTTTAACTCATCAATAACCTGATCTGTAGATTTAAATAAAATACCAATTCCACCAGCATCTTTCCACTGTTGAATATTTTTTTCTCTGTCATCAATTAATATGTTAGATTTATCAGCATAATTTTGTTTGTTAACAGCGGCAGCTAATATTAATTGAGTTCCTGGGGTATTTTTCTTAGCCCATATTCTTTTACCTGTTTTAGAAGCATCATTTCTAGATGGAGCTGATAGTAATTTATGGTCAAATTGTTTAATAAAATTGTATAATTTTTTACCCTCGGGCATCCATTCTATACCTGTCCAAAATTTAACACCATGTTTATTATCAATAAAATCCCAGAATTTTTCAGTACCAAAAGAATCTTCATATTCTCTAGGACCCATACCTGCTAATTCTTTAAATCTTTTATCAAAATCAGCTATAACACCATCTAAATCTAGATAAATAGTAAATAATTCACTTGTATCTTCACTTAAGGGTCTAATCATTGCATCTTTAGTAGTAAAATCCTTATTTTTTCCTTTATTAGGAACAAAACCAAAACGTTTGTAAAACTTTTCTAATCTTGATTTAGAAGCTCCAAAAGTATCTGAAGGGGTTAGTGTTAATATTTTATTATTTTCTTGGGCATATTCGGATAAATCATCTAATATTTTAGTAGCCCACCCTTGTCCTTTATATTCAGGTTTAATTTTAATTAAATTAAGTTCAATATAATTACCTTTTTCAAATAAAAAAAGTTTTTCTAATACTTCTGAGTATTTTTGTTTTAGTTGGTTTTCAATTTTTGAAGATTGGAACATTTCTTCCTTAACTTTTTCATACCCTGAACCATAAGGGGTAGCTTTACCATCATCTTTGGCACTAGGAACATTTTCATTTATAGGAACTTGTCTTACGTTTTCTACATTAAAATTTTGAGGATAATTTTTATCAATACCACTTATTACTATATTATCATTCTTAGTAGTAATATCAAAAATAGAAGGAGATAAGTTAATATAATAATTTTTATAATATTCTAATTTTTCTTGGGGGTTTTGATTTTCACTTAAGTTTTCTTTACGTAAACGTTTAGTTTTTTCTTTAGATGCTTCTTTACGAGATTCAATGTAATCTAAACCACGTTTTAATCTTGCTTTAGTTTCAGCATCCTTAGCATTTTGATATGCTGCTCTTACTCTTTGGTGGATTAAATTAATAATTTGAGATTGACGAGCATGGGGTTTGTTTTTAAAAGAAGTTTTGTTTAAAGTGTTAACTATATCTTCTTTAGTTCTAAATTCTATACTTACAGTATCACTTGGGTCTTCATCTGTGTATAATCTACGGTCAGAACCTTTAGGTTTTTTACCTGTACCTTTTTTAGGGTCAGGTTTCTTTTTACGACCTTCGTCTAATTCTTCTTCTAAACCTTGAGCTAATTCACGAGCATATTGACTTAAGCCAAATGGGTCGCTTACTTTATCGCTTGGGTTATTTGACTTTTTATAGTCATCCATGTTTTTTTTAGCAATTTTTTGACCACTTTCTGCTAAAGTATTTGTTGGAATAGCTTTAAAAATATCTCCGGGTTTATTACTTTTTGTAGTCTCTATACCACTATTAGATAATACTATTTTTACAAAACTACCACAGTTTATAGCTTTTTTATTAGGATCTTTTATATCACAAGCAACGTTAGAAGGTATTTCTATAGGTTTAGGTAATGATTTTTCTTTATATAAACCTTTCTTAATAGCCTCATTTTTATCTTTAGGCATTTGAAATAATTCTTCAGTATCCTCATATTTGTATGTCATAGGAGGCATAGGTTGATCTTTATCATATCTATGACCACTCATATCTTTTAGCATACCATTATCTAATACAAAACCTATATGATCAAAATCCCATCCTTTAGGAGTAAATGGGGATTTCATTACAAAAACTTTTGTTGCTTTTGAATTTTGATTTTCATTTAAATTATTATTTGTTTTAGATACTAAAATAGCTTTAATTTTAGGAATACCTAATATTGTATGTACAGCATGTCTATGATTACCATCCAATATCTCCATAGTATCTTTATCTACTATAATAGGATAAAAATCTTCTTTTCTTAGATCTTTAACTTCAATTTTACCTTCTATATATTTTTTATACTGTTCTGCTTCATATTCCGAAGAAGCATTTATATAATCCTCACCAAATTGAGTTGGTTTTACTTTATCTATTGGTAATATTTTTACAGTATAATCTTTTAAATTATATTTTTCTTTTTGAGGTAGGATAGATAGAGCTTTTTTAACTAAATCTTGACCATACTCTTGAGCGAATTTTTCTTGGGGTAAAACATTTTCATTTAAACTATCAGTCCAATTTCTAAACGTCATTGTACCATTTAAGTTAGCCTCAGCTTCAATATCATTTAAATAATCGTCTTCTTGAGTATTTGTTGTTTGAATATCACCTAAACGACCATCTAAATTTTGTTCATGATGAACCATCTCATGGGAAAATGAGCGTACTATATCTTTAGGATGTCTGCCTTCAGTGTATAGCACGATGGTTTGGTTATTTGGGTTATAATACGCTGTTTTACCAAAGAAATCTCTAGCGTTTTCTGAATCACCATGTTTAAATATTACTTTAGGTAATGGTAAAATATTCCAACCATCCTTAATCATATATTTTGTTAATTCTTTAATAAGAGATTTATAATCTATATCTGAGGAATATGAAGCATTTTCATTTAATTCTGATTTTTGTGGTAAATATGCAATTACAGCACTTGTTCCTATATCTCTAATCCTAATTCCTGGGATTTGTTTTTGGAGAAAAATTTTATATAATTTATCTCTTTGATTTCCTATATCTCCTTCACCTGATTTTTTATGAGGAGAATATAAAATAAATTCTATTTCAGGGTCTTTGCTAAGGTGAGATTTAATTATATCAATAATAGTAGCCATTACCCTAAACAATTCTCCTTTACCAACCTCAATTTTAGAACTATATCCCTGCATTCCAGGGGTTTTAGCTAAAAATTCAACAGAGATGCCTATTTTATCCCCTTCAGGCATTTTTTCTAAAGAAACTATATATTTAACATTATTATCTGTTGTAAAAAAATATTCACCAAAATCTTCTCTCCATTCATAAGGTTTGGAACTACCTTCTCCTACCTCATTTAATGTAGGTATTATAATGTTATAAATTTCTTCTTTATCTGAATCTGAAAGTTGATTTGGGAGGAATTGGTAAAATGCTTCTTTAGATTGTTTTGCTGCCTCTCTTGCTTTTGTACCACTAATACCCCCTACAGTATAAATAGGCTTTATTTCACCCCCATATTTTTGAAATAAATTAGATCTTTGTTCTACGTCTTTTTCATCTTCTTCATTACCTTCTCTAGCACCTATTAAAATATAAGTTTTGTCTTCAGGATGATCTTTTAAATAATCTTTTATCCAAGACATAGGGGAACCTGCTTCTATAATTTCAATAGTTTTAGGAATAAATTGTTTATATTTTTCCCAGATTTTAACAGATTGTTCTTGTGAAATACCATTTCTAACTCCACTACCTACAATAATATAAACTTGGTCAATTTCAGGATTATCTTGAATAGCTTTTAAAACTACCTCTAAATGACCTTTAGTAGGTGGTTTAAAACCTCCCCCAAATAAAGCAGTAACCACATCAGATTCAGCCTCATTTAAAATGCTATCTACTAAAAATTGGGATAATTTACTCATTTTAAAAAAGAATTAAATTTAGATTTAATGTCTTCTTCAGAATTAGGTTCAGTAATTTCTTTAAATTGAGGGGAAGTTAATTTATTTACTATACCTTCTAAATCTTCATTATAGTTTTGTTCCCTTTTTTCTTTACTTTTCCTTTTAGCTTGAACTCTTTTTTCTAGTAATTCAGAACCTGGATCTTCATTCTTTTTTAAATAATCCTTTTGGAATTCTTTTTTAACATCTTTTAAAATGCCACTATCTTTTTTTTCATCAAATGATGTTTCTGGTAGGGCATTATTAAATGCCTGTTCAATTTCTTTGTTTTCAAATTTAAATTCTTTTGAGAAAGATGATTTAAATTGTTCAGCATTGTCTGAAATTAAATTTTCTAGGTATTGTTTTAAACTATCTTTACCCCCAGCTACAGCTTTATCAAATTCTTGAACTTGTTTTTCATATCCCGGAATAATATTTTTAATTAAAACAAAATTATTACCAAATAATTTTTTATACTCCTCTATATTACTATAAACCCCATCCCAGGTTTTAATAGCAGCATCCATAGGTAATGTTCTTTCCCTTTTAGCATTTTGAAATAATGAAATTATAGGATGGGTATAAACCATAACCATAAATTTATCATATCCTGGCATTTCAGCCATTGTATTTTTAATATTGGCTGCTGTGGTATCCCAAATTATATTTTCTTTTTCATTTTGAGTATTTTGAAATATTTCTTTAAATTTCCCCATTGCGGCCCCTAAAGAAGTTCCTTCTTTTTCTACAATATCATCGGGGTTCATATATTTAAACTTTAAATTTGAACCTTTAGGGGTAAAAATTCCAGTTTTTTCATCTAAATTACCTAGTAATTTTTTAACAGCATATGTTTTACCAACACCTGCCCCTCCAGCTAATATTATTCCTTTAGGAATACCCTCAGCCTCTAAAATTAATTTCATTAATGATATCATTTATACGGGTTTATGTATAAATATATAAAAAAATGATAATATTTACAAATTACGTTTTGCTGAGGTGCGGAATTCAGTAAATATAGGTTTATGTTGAGGATTTTCTAAATCAAATAATTTTTTAACAGTTAAAAATATGTCTAGATTTTCTTCATATGAACGAGAAGATTCATACATTTCCCATCCTTTACCTTGCATTTTACCTGTGGCATGTTTTCTTTTATTTGATTTTAACCAAAGAATTCCAAAACGCTTTGGAGTTTTACCATAACATTCTTCATAACATTTACCATAAACTGCTGTTTGTAAATCATAAGTAGTTTGTAAATTGTTAGATGTTTTAAAATCTATGATCCAAAGTTCACCATCAATCTCACAAACCATATCACAAGTACCTGCTACTTTAAGTTCATCTGAAAATAGGTGTACTTCGGTTTCTATTAAAGTTGGTTTATATTCTTCCCACCATTCAACAAAACGTAAGAACATTTGCCAAACATCAGGATGATATGAAGGACGTCCATATGAATTTAAAAAGTTTAATTCTTCTCCATTAAGATAAGCTTCAATCATTTCATGGACTTGAGTACCTTCTTCTCCTGCTTTTTTTACAATGTAATCAGAAGAATAACCTACTTTTTTAAGCCAATCTTCAAAAAATTTCCCTTTAGGGTAGTAAGATAAAACATAAGTTACTGAAGGGTAATATTCACCATTACGTCTGTAATAGCGTGAATCTGGCATTGTAATTTGCTTGGCATCCTCAGAAATTTCTAGAATTCTATCATAGGATTTTTTAATATTTCTTTTACTCATATAAGTTCGAGTTTCTTTTCCATCAAATCATATTGAGTGAGAGGAAAAGTATTTTGTATTAAGTTGGTGAATTGTTTAAAACCCATCTCACTTGGATCTTTATCTTTAAGTTCTATTAAATATACTTCTTTACCTTCATTCATAAACCTTTCAACAAATTTTATAGCTTGTTTTTTAGCATCAGAATCTAAAGCGATGTATATTTTTTTTACTTTTGAAGTAACAATTTTTTTCATTAAATTTTGTTGAATATTCTTGCCTAATAACGGAATAGCATTTCTTTTAATGGCTATGGCATCAAATGGTCCTTCGCAAAGAATTAACGGTAATTCCCAATTAATAAATAATTCAAATGGTATTATATCACGTGATGTTTCTGGGTTACGATATTTTATAAATGGTTCTTTTTCAAATGAACGACCTGTAAAATAATTTAATTGTCCTTCCTCATCATATGAAGGGATAATAATCATTTTAGAATACCTTCCAGAATCACAATACCCCATCCCATATTTTAAAATATCTTCTTCTGTAATACCTCTATTTTTTAAATATGATAAAGCATGTCTAGCTAAAATATCTCTATTATTTAATATTTCTTTAAATTCAGAAGGTAATTTAACTTGAGTTTTCGGAATTAAATTTTCTTTAATTTCAGTTTCAGACCCTACTATTTTTTTTAATTCTTCAAATTTTTCAGGAGATGCTCCTACCTTTTTAAATAAAGAAGATATTCTAGAACCTCTTTTATCACAAACCCAACAGTGAAAAGGATTATACCCTTTTTTATTTTGAGAAAAATTAATCTCTAATTTAGGTTTATGGTGGTTGCAATAAGGACAATGATAGGCTACATTACCTCTTGCTGTTCTTTTACCTGCTCCTAAAACCGAGTCTACTAGATTTACTAGAAGTTCATTTATCATAACGGCTAATGTAAAAAAATTTATTTACACATCAAAGTCTTTTGTGAAAAATTTTCCGAGGATGTTATCATTAAAAAATTCATCTGGTTTTTCTAGAACTTCATATACTATTTGGTATTTTAACTCATAATAAGTTAATAATTTTTTAGTAGGAACAAACTTTAAAATATTTTTTTCAAAATTTTCTTTAGATTCAGTTTTTAATAATTCTTTTAATTCTTTATTTGAACCCCAATAAGTTTTCCAATCAGATTCTTTAACTGCTATTTTATAAGCTGGTCTTCTACCTACTATTCCTTCATACTCAGCTAATTGTTTTTTAGTTAATTTAACTTTTCTGTTATGAAATAATACTTTTTTTCCTACATAAGATTTACCTGTTGGTTTATGAATTATTCTATAAATAAAACCAAATGTATTATTGGGAAAATCAGTAATTTCGTTTATTTGTTGATCTTTATATGTCCACATATAATATATATATTAACAAGGATATTCACCTACCCATCCTGTTGATGAATTCCACCCATAATTAGTAGTTCCAATAGTATCTGTATAAAAACCAGTTGTTGCTAAAGTAGTCAAAGCACTATCAGTATAAAGAGATTCATCATTTAAAAAAGCACTAGCTATAGTAGAAGAGGTAGCAGTATAAACTACTTGAGTTGTAGAATCACCCCCACATAATCTATCTGAACGAGTTGCATTATATTCTGCTGTTATTTCAATAAAACTAGGGGTGTTAGCAATTTGTCCTGCCCTAGCATATATTCCTAATTTCATATTGTTAAGGTTGTAAACTTCCTACTAATGCCCAAGTATTTGTTCCTCCTATACTACCCAAAAATTTAGCTGTTATAGCAGAACCCGTAGAATTTGCTTTTAATCCATTTTCAGAAATAACACTTTCACCCCCAGTTACTGTAAAATCAATTTGATTAGTTAAATCTAATACAAAGAAATCCCATTCTTCCCCTCCTAATAAACTTGCTCCTCCTGCATTTAAAGTAAAAGTAATAGTACCTGTGCTTGAATCCATAGGATATAAAAACCCCGGAGGTGTATTAGTTGTATCTTTATTATTAGTTATAGTAGTTCCTACTTCTTTATACCAAGCACTAGGGTTTAATTTATTAGCATAAGAAGCTGTAGTAGCAGTTAAAGCATTACCACTTAAAGCTCCTGAAAATGTTGTTGTTGTAAGTGTATTAGTTGAGGCATTATAAGATAAATTAGTATTATCTATAAAAGGTGATTGGGCTCCTACACTATTATTTCCTACTAATACAGGGTAAGCTGTTGTATCAGTAGAGGTAACAGGATCAATTGTAATTTTAGAGGCAGAATCAGATGTTAAGGCAAATGATGATGTTGGTACAGTCCCAAAAGAAAGAACACCGCTACCGTTTGTAATAAGTGATTGTCCGTTTGTTCCGTCTGTGGTTGGAAATGTGAATCCATCACCGTCTGGATTAACTGTAATAGCACCACTTGCACCTATTGTGACTACTGGAAAACTATTGTAGGCTATTTTTACATCATTGGCGCCAACAGAACCAAGCACCGAAGCAGTGGCACCACCTTCAATAAAAGTAGAAACACCGTCAGTCCTATCTAATACTAATAATGCGTTTGCACCAGTGTTTTCTATTTCTACTTGGTACGCAGGACTTGTTGTTCCAATGCCAATTCTGTTATTTGCTGCATCAACATAGAGTGTGTTTGTATCAACTGTTAGTCCTGTGAATGTTGGAGAACCTGTAAAACTTAAAGCTCCTGCACCATTTGTTTGCAATATTTGATTGGCACTGCCATCACTAGTTGGAAACTTATATGCGTTGTTGAATGTGATTGCGCCACCATCATTACCATCAATCTTAAATTGTGTTTTACTTGCGTCGGCTGGATCTGCTGAGGTGCCATCTGTGGTAACTGAAACTGTAAACTGTGTTCTATTAGCATCATTAGTATTATCAAAAGCAAAAGAACCCCCAACGATAAGTGCCGAACCATTCCAATATTCGTGATTACTTCTATATAAATAATCACCTGCTTGAATAGAAGAAGATAATGCTATTGTACCTCTATATCTTCTTGTTCTTAAATCTGGGGCATCAGCACTGTCATTGTACTGCTCCATGCGAATCTGTGCGGTTTGGGCACCTTCGCCTGTCATATGAAGTGTTACCTCAGGGTTAGATTGATTAATACCGACATAATTATTTACTGTATCTAATGATAAAATATTTGAAGATACTACTGAGTTTATACCATCGGCAACTATTAGTTCGTTTGTAGTAAAATTAGCACTTTTTGATATAAACCCATCTAACTGAGCACTACTTGATATTAAAGAAGGTTTATTTGCAATATTAGCATATTCAACATAAGAAGCTGTTGAAGCAAATGATGCACTATCTATAGTACCTTCTAATAAAGAAGCTGTAGCTGCATAGGAAGCACTTGTTGCATTAGTAGATGTAGTAGCTGTTGAAGCATTACCACTTAAAGATCCAACAAAGATGTCTGCTGTAAGAGTATTAGAACCCGGGTTATAGGTTAAAGTGCTACTGTCAACTTTTAGATTATTATAACCTGAGGTGTTATCCACAAAAGTAACATAGTAAGAATCTTCTACACCATCTTCATCAGTTATCGAAGATGAATTAGCATTAATTGCTAAAGAAGCTGTTTCAGAGGTAGAAGAGTTATCAGCATGTGAGGATGAAAGTGCACCATTGGCTGTTAAAGCATTTCCTGTTAAATTACCATTAAAGGTAGTAGCAGTTAAGGTATTGGTTGAAGCATTGTAAGATAAGTTAGCATTATCTATAAATGCTGCTTGACCTGTTGCTGTATTTGCTCCTACTAATACAGGATATGTAGTAGTATCAGTAGAAGTATTAGCAGTTATTTTTATATTATTAGCTAAAGAAGCTGTTTCAGCAAATGATGCACTATCTATAGTACCTTCTAATAAAGAAGCTGTAGCTGCATAGGAAGCACTTGTTGCATTAGTAGCTGTAGTAGCACTCCCACTTAAACTACCCGTAAAAGAAGTAGCTGTAACATTACCTGTTACTGATAAAGTAGAATTATCAAATGTAAGATTTGAGGATCCAACAAGTGTATCAGAATCATTAAATGTAGCAACTTGATATTGAACGGGTGTTCCTTGTTTATCAACTAAGTTTCCTGCCCATACTTTAGGATCAATTTCATCTGTTACTAATTGATTAGAAGAATTTTTTACTACTACTGAGTTGTCAGTACCTGTTCCAATTGTAGCGGTTATTCCTCCTGTTACTGTTAAAGTAGAACCATTAAATGTTAAATTAGCTTCCCCATTTATACCCCCTGCTCCTGTAGATGTAATAACCCTATTATTAGTAGCATTAGTGTAAGAAGTTACGGTATCTGAACCTGTATCAACTGTTATATCAAAAGTTGAAGTATCACCTTTAGTAAAGGTAATAGTATTTAAAGAAACAGAAGCGGTTTGAAGTAAAGATCCAGTATTTACTGTAGCAGCAGAACCTGTATCAACTGTTATATCAAAAGTAGTACTATCTCCTCTTTGAAATGTTATAGTATTTAAAGAAACAGAAGCATTATTTAATAAAGAACCTGTATCTACAGTTCCTCCCCCACCACTACCACTAACTGTGGTTAAAACTACTCTACCATCATCATTTATAGATAAGGCTTTTGGTCTATCTTCTTCAGGGACAGAAAGTAAAAAAACATCAGAAACAAAAACATTCTGTCCTGTTCCATCTGTTCTTACGGAGAATTTTTTATTTTCAGCCATTTTATCTATCTAGGTTTACATAAATAACAGTATCTGTGGTAGGAGAACTTTCTAAAGGTTGAGATAATTTTCCTACAGCTATTAAATTGTTGTTATCATCATATAAACCTACAGTAGTAATGTAAGGAGCAAATAATGAACCTGTAGCAAAATCATATATTTTATGTTCACTTCCTGTTAAAGGGGCACTTCCTGAGATAAGTGAAGGATTTAGGGATAAATTAAATTCATTTTCTCTAATAACACACCTATATTGGGTTTCTAATATTTTATAAGAACTTTTAAATGAGCATGTAACATTAGATCCTGTAATAAGACCATCTATTAAATCTAAATGGGTGTCTCCTGAATTTCCTGTAAAAATTACTAATCCATGAGGATAAATAATATTTCCTATTATTTCACTTCCTGAGATTAAGTTACCTTCTCCATCATCTGTTAAAACATCTGTTCCATTTATTGTATAAGAAAAACTTTCAGGTTGAATAAATTCTCCAAATAAAGTAGAAGGAATAGTAACTATCCCTATTACAGCATCAGAAGATGTTGGAAAATATTTAGCATAAGATAATGTTGTTTGAGGATAATTATATCTAGTTGGTCCTAAATAAGGTCCTACTTTAACATCACTATTAGCACCAGGAACTCCTAAAATTAAACTTGCAGTTGTTACACTATCACCATAACTACTTGATAAAAAATTTGAATAATATAAATGTTTAACAGATTCATAAACTAATTTTTTATATCTAGTAGTATTATCTCCTGTGGTTTCTTCATTAGCAGGAATAAAATTTAAATTTGTATTGTTTTTTCCGTAATACCTATCAATTCCTGAACCAGTAATATTAGCTGCTCCCTCTAAATTAAATTGTTTATTAGATGTAAAAGGAGTGACTATAGCATCTCCCGGTGTAAGTTGTTTGTAGGCACTCATTCATTCCTCCTTAAAAGTCTAGTTTTATTCTAATTGCTAATTCTTTTGTAAAATCTTTAGGAATTGGTCTCGATAATTTAGCTACAGCTAATAAATCATTATTATCATTATATAAACCTACTGTAGTAGCGTATGTTCTAGGGTTAAAGTTAAATCCTTGATCTAAATAAATTATTTCTCCTGTAGAAGCTGAAATGAATGAAGGGTTTTCAGAATAGTTCATCTCACTATTAGGGACTTTAATAAAAGCATAATTTGAAGAAATAGTTTCTTCAGAATTTAATTGAAATGAAGCAGCTCCTGAAATACGTGCAAATAATCTAGTATTATTAACTCCTGTATCTCCATCAAAAGATCTTGTAGTATTTAAAGCTATACCCCCATTAGCAGCAGATAAATCTAAAGCTGGGGCGTTTAAAATAATAGTTCCAATATCTGGTAAGAAATAACCATAAGAACCTGAATTAGTAGTATATCCTGTACCTGAATAAGCGGCTCCATTAGAACCAGAAACAATTTGAAAAACCCTACCAGCATCATTGAAACTTACAGAAGCAATATCTTTACTATCATCTGTTAGTTCTAAAGTTCTACCTGAACCTGAGAGTTGAAGATTGAAAGTTCCAGGAAATAATTTTTCTTTATATCTTGTTCTATCTATAGAAAGAATATAAAAATCAGATTGTGTAACTCCTCCAAAATTAAAATCAGCATTTTCATCTCCTAAAACTAAAGTCCTATATTGACCATAAATTGTTCTTGAATAAGAATTACCTCCTACAGCACTATTATAAAGAGCACTACCACTACCTTGTTTATTAGCATAAGCAATAGCAAACTGAACTTCAGAAATAGTTTCTGATGAAGCTGTTTGATAAATATTTAGATAATAGTTACCTGCTGAGCTAGCTTCTTGGGTAGAAGAAGTAAAAAAAGTAGCTAAAGTTGGAACTGTTCCTGACCACAAAGTAGCTGTAATAGCTTCTGAGTTAACTATGAAATCTGTTCCGGAATTTAATGGTAAAAATGACATTTTTATATAATTTTATATTAAGCTGATTTTGTAATTGTAATAGGTACTTGTAAACGAGCTCCTGAGGTATTTCCTTGAATAATTAACAAAGAATTAATTGAGGTAGAACTACCAAATAACACATTAGTTGAAGTAGCTGTTAGAGTAATACCTGTTCCAACATAGGTTCTAGAAACATTAGTACCTAATGAAGCAGCTATTTCTTGAGCTACATTAACTGTGCTAGGTTGGGATGTTCCTGGAACTCCTGCTATATTAATAGTAGAATATAACCTAACATCAGATAAAGTAAATGAATAAGTTTCAGCTACATTACCTAAACTACCTCCTCTCGAAGTAGTAGGGGTAATAGTTTGAGAATTAGCTTGAACAATTTTATAATTTCCTGCCACACTCGCAATAAATGGTAAAATATAAGTACCACGAGTAGCTGTGGTTAATTTATATTTCATAATTTGAGTTTCATCAGGGAATGCTTCTAATAAAGGCATGTTTTCAATTGCCTCTCCATAATATGCTGAACCTGATGGGTGAGAAGGATTATATAATGTATAATCAATTTCATCGTCAGATAAAGCAAACTTAGTAATGTTAAAAGCTCCTGCCCCCTGAGCTAGTAATTCTCTTCCTTTTTTGGTTAATATAGCATCAACTGTTACAATAGTATTATTTAAGTATCCCATTTTTTATTAATTTTTATCTCGTATAAATATCGTTAATTTAAGTATTTTTTATTTTATTCCAAAGTATTTTTAGGAGGTTAGAGTTGAAGGACTTATACTATTAGATGATCCTAGAAAATCTGATAGTGCTTGGGATTGGTATTTAGGAGTTAAATATCCCCTAGAAGTTGTTCCAACACTAGGTTTTTCACCTTTTAGTAAAATAAATCTTGCATCATCAGTATATCTTCTAATCATAAATTGAGTAATATTACTACCAGATGGTGGTGGAGCATTTAATTGAATTTGAAGATTAGGGGCATATGATACTTGGTATTGTGTTTCTCCCCCAATAAGCCCTACAACTGTAGTAGATCCATCCCATTGTACTACATTTAAAATTATTCTAGTGTAATTTTCTTTTCCTTCAAATCTAATTTCATCCCCAATTTTAATTTCAAAAGGTTCTATCAAAGGACCAAATCCTGAATTTGGGATACCTGCTGGGACTTTACCATAAGAACCAGCTAATGCCACTGAACTAGTTAACCATGTACTAGTAACAGATCCTGTTGTCCATATTGAAGCAGTAGTAACCCCCCCTATAGGTGATTCATTTTGTTCAGACTTAAAGAAATCATTATTATAAGCATTAATTGTTACACTTCCTGTATATCCAACTTCTTCAGGGATTATTACTACTTTTACAGTATCACCTGTTTCAAAGAAACTAAATTCTTCTTGTTCTAAAGTAATACTACTTGTAGCTCCAAATGCAGCTAAACTTATTAATCCTTCTTCTAAAGTTTCATCACTATTTTTTAATAATTTTACAGTAAATAAACTATCTTTTTTAGATAAAGTTTGGGTAGATAATGTTACTTTAGTAAAAAATTTAACACTTGTAATTGAAGCACTTGTAAAAGTATAAGTATCTGTAGAGATATTAAAATTAGCGTCAACTCCACTTGTAGCATTACTTTGGGTAGTCCAATTATAAGTAATTTGAGAAGAAGCAGTAGGAACAAATGTGTAACTTCCTGTGTTTCTAGCTATAAAAACATAATCAGTACCAAAAGGAAGGGATTGGATAAAAGGAATTGAAGAGGTAAAGATACTATCTTTAGTAACTGCTTTGAACCCACCACCCCCAGAATCAGATATTGATGGGTTATATATCTCATTATATAATACAGGATCAACTCTTTTTCCCCCTTTAAGGACTTGTTTTTGTCCTACTAAGTTTCTTTGATCTGATTCAAATTCTTGGGTATCAAGTACTTCAACATTGACATAATCATTATAACTAAAATTATTAGCTATATCAGGTTGAGCATATGAAAATCCATCTAATTGTGGATAATTACTTACATCTAATACTCCAGAATTATCTGAAATTCTTGAGGATAAATTATTTGTTTCTCTAATAGGCCCAGGATCTAATGAAGTAATACTGAAAATTGAAGGGGTTAATATTTTATCAACTTGGACTATTGAAGCATTTTTAATTTCAGGAGCAGCATCATTAATATTTTTAAATGAAACAGCTAACGATTTTAGTGATTTAAGAGGAATTCTGTCACCAACAACCATAGTATTAATGGGTTTAGGAGTAATTATAGGCCCATTAATATTTAATAATTTATTATCAAAAAATAAATTTTTATTATTTTTAATTCTTATAGTAATTCCTCCTGAAATTTGATTAACATCAGGTGCTATAATTTTAGTACCATTATATCTTGCCCTAATGTGAGGAGTATAACTATAATTATAAGGTTTTACATTTGACCTAATAGCAGTATTATTTAATATCTTAGTAAAGTTTTGAGGAGTAAATGAGCTTGAAGGTGAAACTGTAAATTGGGGTCCTATAGCCGGGTATCTGGATTCTAAGTAAATCTTATTAGTTTCATATTTATCTACTAACCCTGATAAAACATCACAATCTGTATTATAAAAAGGTTGTGTTAAATAAGGTTCTACAATTGTTGAAGAAGTACTAAAAGATTGAGTAATTATTAAATTACCTGATGCATCTGAAGCAGTTAAAGTTACTTTAATTTCTTCAAAGAATTGATCTAATGAAGAAGATATAATTCTTCCAGGTTCTTGTCCAGGTGGCTCTCCACCAGGTGTAATTTGACCCACACCTACTCGATTTGCATCTTCAATAAAGAAAGTTAAATTATCTAAAGGATTAAAATCTGTAATATTAGAAGATGAAATTGAATATTGAAATACAACATTTTCATCAAAGGAAGCAGTAAGTCGAGAACCTGAAGTATATGCGCTTATAGGTAAATTAATTAGTTGGGAGGATGCTATATTAGATGTTTCTTTAGCAATACCAAAAACAAAATTATAACCGTCTTCGAAAGTTAAATTATCATTATCATAAGTTACGGATCCTGAGAAATTAACTTTAAAATTAAAATTAAATATAGAAAAATCATTAGCTTCTCCTGATTCGGTTATAGCTGAAGTATATTTATAGGCTGTAACTTTAGTGCCTGTTTCATCAAGTGTAGTATCAAAAATAAATGTTCCTTCTGCATCCGAACTAATAGAAGCAGTACAAGAACCTGTTGTATTATAAGAATCATCACCCTCTACAGGGAAATCAAAATATAATTTTGTTTGTCCTAATTTAGAATTAGTACTATCTATAGGTTGATTATTTTCAGCATTAAAATTATAGGGTTTAGTAGGATCTTGACCATTTAATCCTGAAGGTTGAAAACCTGTGGTTATTACGTCAGTAAAAGATTGGGAATAAAATTCAACATCATATTGACCCGTCACCCAACTTGTAGCACCTGCTGAGGATGAAAAATGAACTAAATTGTATTCATGATAATCTGTACCACCCGCTCCTTTGCTTGAAATCACATATAATACTTGATCAGTACCAGCATAATTAAGATTAGAGAAAGAAGCTGTCCAACCAGCACCAACATTATTTAATGAGGCACTACTATTAATTAAAGAAGTTTGATCAAGATCACTAATTTCTATTCTACCAGTATCTTCATAAGCAGAATTATCTGTTAAAACTTCACCAATACTAGGATCCTGGCTTGTAATATCTTTATTACTATATTGTCTATTATTACTTCCTGTTAAACTAATTAATTGTTCAATATTAGAAATTGAAGCAGTAAAAGGTCCAGGAGTATCTGATAGGGTGTAAGTAACACTACCTGTTATAAAATTACTTGGTTTTCTATAAGTAGTATCATTAATAATACTTGTAATACCATTTTCAGCAATTTGATAAGTATAAAAAGTAGAAGCCTCCGAAATTGTTTCTACAGGTAATTCATATAAGTTATTACTTGCAAATAATAATCTTAAATTATTAACATTTTCTATAAAAGAAGATTTATTATCTCCATTAATATCTTCTTTATGTATTTTTACATATTGAACTCCTTTAAAACCATTTTCATAAGTTTCACCCGAGTATAGGATTAATATTTGACCTGATTTTGGGGTTAGAGAGCTAAACTGTTCAATAGTATTACCAAAAGTAGAAGAAAATACTATAGGAGAATATTGTAAAGCCTCATCAGTTGCATCTAAAAATATAGCACATTCAGGATTTAATGATTGAGTAGTTGTTATTAAAGTAGAACCACTAAATTCCCCTGTATAAAATTCTGCTTGGGTACTATTAATTTCTGGGGTACTCCCACTTATAGTGGCAAAACTTTCACTAAAAGATTGTGTTAGATTCATTATAAATGAACCCGTAGCAGGATTAATTCCTTCAGATTGACCTTCAGGACTATAAGCGTATTGATTATATTGTTCAAAAGATCCTAAAGTACCTCCTTTAACATTACCTATATTAGTAGAACCTGAGTATAGTGTATCAATATATGTTGGTAAAGGAATAGGTGCTCTGTTTCTTTCTAATAAATGTTGTTTTACTACTAAACCTGTAGAGGCTTCAACTCTAGCAGGAATAAAATCTTTAAGTAATTTAAATAAAGAATTATCAAAATATTTAATTAATCTTGTATAATCTTTTAAATTATAATTATGTGTATATTTTTCAAAGAAATTATTTCTAAATTTTTCTAAATCAGGATATTGATTAGAACCTGTAGTAGATAGTAAAGAAGGATTACCTAAATATTCTCCTATATTAAAGAAACCTAATTGATTTATAATATCATCATTAATCTCATTTTGAGGAGAAAATGCAATTTCTAAAGTAGTTAAATCTCTAGTATATGTTTGATCTTGTGGAGGATTTTGTTCTATTCTAACTAAAGGTGATAAAATATCTCCGGATGCTGTTGATTGAACATCAATCCTAATTTTATCATTTATTCTATTTTTAACACCTGCTACTACTTGATCTAAGAAAATATATTCCTCATTTGTAGAAAAAGTATAAGAACCACTAATAGAATATGAATTTCCACTTGCAAATGATGAAGTTGGAGTGTAAGAACCTGTAACTGAAGGGTGAATTGATGTTCTTGATTGATTCCCCGTTCCAGAATTATCTAAAACTGCTCCTAATGAAGCTCTAAAAAATAATGAGTTAAATGAAGAATCAGATCCTTCTAAAGAATTACCTTCTATTGATAAAGGATTCATTGTGTAATCCTCAAATGATTGAGTATTTAAGGCTATACTATAATATCTAACTTCTTGGAATGAACCTGTAAAGGGTTGATAGGTTTTACCTCCATAAGTATAAGAACTACTATAAGGTAATTGTAATGTTCCTTCATCCTCCCAAGCTGTACTTCCGGTACATGAAGCAGATTGATAAAATCCTATTTGAGAACCATCATTACCTGTATAAAGTTTGTTAGCAACATATAAATCATACACATAATCACTACCTTCTAAAGTTTCTGTAACCATTAAAGATACCCAAGTATCATTAAATACAGGTACATATACACTAGCAGAAACATCATTAGTTTCATTTATATATTTAATAGTAGCAAATGTGTTTTCAGGATCCACTACCGAACCTGAATAAGATCCTGAGGTAAATAATGACCCGGTATATTCAATAACTACGGCAAAATCTGTTGAATTCTCAGTTACAGCTAATGATTGACTATATGTTGTGACTGTTGCAAGATTTGGTGCTTTAAAACGAAATTCTACAGTTTTAGGAAAAACCTCAGCATGTGAAGATGTTTGCCAAGGGATTTCTACCCAACCTCCCGAGCCTGAAGGGGTAAATGCATAATTAGCTTTATTATACCAATAATCCCAATCATTTGAATTATCTCTATCTTTACCCCCAAATTCAGATATTCTTAAAACAGTATTAGGAACTCCATAACAGTTAATAATAGTTCTTAGAGCATCTATTGTACCTTTTTTCTTTAAAATAGTAGGTAAATTATGATATAATCTACTGTAAATTTCTTCATTTACTTCTGTTAAGGGAATTATATCAGAAGAAGCAGTTACATAATTAGTAATTAATTCTGAGCCTGTAGGGGGTAATGTACTACCACTAACTCCTATACCTAAAAAAGCACTATATAAATCTTGATTACTAAAGTTGTTTTGATAAATTTTAATACCAAAATCCCTTAATATATCAGCAATTAAATCCCTAGAAGCTCCATAACCAACTCTATTATCTCTATCATATTTGTTACTAATATCTTTAATATAAGTCCAAATAGTATCAAAATGTTGACCTACCATTTCAACAAATAATTCATAATTAGAATTATCTGCGTCTTCTCTAATAAAATCAGGTATAGTATAAACTAAATTATTAACATTTTCCCTGTCATAATCAGAACCACTTGTTAAATTTTCTGTTAACCAATTTAATGCTTGAGAAGAAGTAGTATTATATAATGTGTAGGGTTTAGATGAATTAGATTTTGGATAAGCTTTACTACTAGATTCAAAATACATATAACGTTCAAATCCATCAAAATTTTCTACAATACCAGAAATTAAATTTTGATAAATAGCAGAACTTGCTGATATAGGGGTAGTAGGAGTAGAAGTTGCTAGACTACTACTTGCTTCATAATTTTCTAATAATTGTAACTTATAGTAGAAATTCTCAATACGAGTTTCGATTGAAGAAAAATATGCAAATTCAGAATAATTTGTATAATCAATATTAGGTTCAATTCCTTTTTTATTTAAGATATTACCTAATTGGTTATATAAACTAGCACTTGGGGAATTTCTTAATTGAGATAAATTTAAAAAGTCTGAAGAATTATTTACCTCATCTTGGATTTTTAAATTAAAATTAGGACCTTGTAAAAATGGAGTAGTTGTTGTAAAAACTGTATCATCTCGTAATTCTATTTGATATGCTACAGAATCTGCTACTTTATCTACTACCCATAATTTACTTTTTAAATCAAATTCTGAGGGTAAAGGTTCATATAATTTAATAAAAATTCCAATGTTATTAGGATCAGAATTATCAATTAAAGCATTGTTAGCTATAACTAACTTATTATCACCAAAATTTAAAAAGAAATCTTTATAATAAGTAGCAGTAGATAAAATTTGTTTTAATACATTATAACCTGAGGAAATTTGGGGTCCTGTTAATTGGTTAGTATTAAGTTTTAATTCTGTTCTATCAGAAGATATTTGAGAGATATAATAATTTATATCAATACTTGAAGAAAGTAAAGGATTAAAGAAATGGTATAATGTATTAAAAGTACCCTCTACAAAACCTAAATTTTGAATATCTTGATCAGGGTTTATTGATAATCCTTTATCTGTACTTAAATAATTTTGAAGATCAAGATCAGATTCAATAACATCTCCATTAAGATTATAAACATAATATTCTATATAATCTTTATTATCTGACCATGTTGAAGTATAAATTGAACTGGAAATTAATGAAGTATCATCTATAGAATAATCTTGATATTCTAACGTAACTGGGTCTAATGATTGAATATTTTGTACTACAGCCATATGGTTCTAAATATTAGCTTTTTAAAAATGTCTATTAAAATTTTATTAACCTAAATTTTCAGTTGCAGCATTGATTTGAACCTCAGCTAATTCTTGTTGTTTTGCAACAAGTTCATCTATTACTTCAGTTAATTCTAACATTAACTCACTTATAGTATTATTAATAGCTTCTTCATAAACATAATTTCCACTTCTTTGAATTAAATATTGTTTAGAATTAAATTCACCCTCATCAGGTATAGAAGGTAATAACCTACTATAATCTTTAAAAAAATCATAAACAGTATAACCTGGATCAATTGGGGTAGCTGTTGGGGCTATCCCAAATTCAGAAAATTTAGTATTAATAGTTTTTACATATTGATCTCTATTAAAAACTTGATCATTTAATTGAATTTTTTCAGCCATAATTTTTTATTTAGGAAGTTGCAAAATTTTCATTGCTATTGCTATTTTGAGCTAAAGTACTAAAAGCACTACTTGCAGCGCCTGTTTCAGCAGCATCAGGGTTTAATGCAACATATTCAGGGTCTGAGATTTCTAGTATTTGTAAATTTATACTTAATATTTCTTCTCTAATATCGTTAATTTGTTGTAATAAATCTTGAATTATAGGATCATTTACTGGGTTAAAAGTTGCAGCTATTAAAGCATGAGAACCTGAAGGTAAAACTGATAAACTAGTACTACCTGATCGGGGTATATCAAAAAAGAGGGTATTATATTTATCAAAAAATTCAGGAATACTAAGAGAAGAAGTAGGGGTTGTAGTAATTAAAGAACTAGTTAATTGAGAAAAAGTCGTATCAATATTTTGTTTATATTGATTTGTTTCAAAAACACTAGCTTTTAATTTTATATTTTTTCTCATTTTTAATATTGGTTACCATAGCTTCCAAAATTTGACCCTTCTCTATTTACTTTAAAATACATACCATCATCTACAATCAATTGATTACCTCCTAAACTACATGAAATTAAAACCTTATAATATCTTTCAGGTTCTAAACCATTCATGTAAATATCAAAATAACTAGATTCAGAGTCAGCACTTATTTTAGTATAAGTAGAATCAAAGTTAACGATATATTCATTAGTATCCAAATCTTTTAAAGCAAAAGAAGAAGAATCTGGTAAGTAATAATTAGTAGCGGTTAACGATGATGTTTGGTATACTCTTGCAGGGTATTTTGGTCTAGAATAAATTCTAAATCTATTCACAGAATTTTCATTAAAAACACCAGGATTTTCTTGTAAAGAAAAATATGCTTGAGAAGCAGTAAGAATTGTAGAAGTTGAAGATCCGGTATCAAAATTATAATCATCCCATCTAAATTCTAAATAAGGAGGATATATAGTATGAGTGTCTCTAGAAAAATATTTTAATTCTACTTGATATTCACTGTTATTAATAAATTCGTGACTATTAGGTTGTTTTAAAATAAACCCATAATTAGATAAACTTCCACTATACCATTCTTTAACAGCAGAAGATACATTTAAACTTAAATCTTTACTACCATATAAAGTAAAATCCTGAGAAGCAGAAATAATAGGATTAAAACTACTTCCTGTTATATACCATAAACCTCCACCAATAACTGAATATGTTGTATTATATGAAGATGTTGTATTAGAATCAAAAATACCTGTTGTCCAAACTGTACTTCCTGAATAATCAGAAAATCTCCAACTAGCTCCATCTTCTGTTAAGGGATTATCTAGATATTTTCCAGTTCCATTTTGCCATTCTTTAGCTAAAGGATGAGCTACGATTGAAGAACTTAAAGTTAAACCTGTTACTGTAGAAACTAAACAATTTAAATAAATATCAAAATTTGAACCTGATATTTTATTATCTATAATATTAGTAATGTCTGATTGATCAAATTGAATTAAAAATCTACTTACTTGGGGGTTTATAGTATTATTAGCACCAAATGTTGTAGTTGTAGCTTCAAGGATTTCATCTAATCCTGTATTCATTGAAGGAAATAAGGAATATATAGTTGTATCTTTACTTGGAAATAATTTATATACAGCCATTTTTTATTTATAAATATTAAAATGATACAACTTTACCTTGAATATCTGTTGTGGGGTATTTAATTTCAAAAATCATAGGATCTAAAGAAGGATATATAATACCCGCAGAAGTAGCTCCTAATATATCATATCCAAATCTTGAATAACCTAGATTTTCACCTGCTTTATTTACTATTTCTACATTTTTAACAGTTTGAACCCCTTCTACTCTATCTAACAATACATTTAATTCTTTTAAAATTATAGGTTGATTAATTTGCCATTTATCAATACTAAAATATTCTACTAAAGAATTAATACAATTTAAAATTACTTCACTACTGTTATAATCAGGTAAAACTATAATTTCAAAGTTAACACCTATATTAACAATAAAAGCTTCTTTTATATTAACAGTATCACCTACCATTCTATATTGAGAAAGATAAGTTCTAAGGTTTTGTTTTAATGTAGTTGTAGGAACTGCTAATCTTTTATTTTGATCATAAGTTAAAACATATAAATCTAAAATTGGAGTATTTTCAGCATTAGGTGAATCTTTTAAAGAAACAGGAGTAATGTGAGCTTTAGAAATAGATCCATAATTAGAAGGCATACTTAAAGCTCTAACTAAATAATCATCTGCAGTTACTGTTCTTTGTTGAGTAGCAAAATTAGAAATAGCATTTTGTCTTATTTCATTTATTGTATCTCCATCTCCACCACCACTAGAAGCAGTTGGGTTAGTTACAGCTACTGAATTAAATATTGTTTGAGAGGTTGTTGGATCTAAATTACTATTTAAAAATTCAATATTAGCTGTTAAGGTAGTCAAATCATTAGAAGGCACATTAGCTTCTACTCCTCCACCTGTTAAATATCTAATAGTTAAAGTTGTATTAGAAGGAGCTATACCATAAGTATTAGTAAATATAAAATTTGTTGGTGAAAAAGCAGTTGTTAATTTTACTTTTTCAAAAGGTAACCCAATACCTACATTATCAGGATTTGGGATTATACTTTCATCATCATCTGTAGTTTTACCTGCACCAAATTGGAGTTGAATAGATCCCGAGTCTACAAACTTAGTTGCAAATCTTCTTTGAACTTTTTTTAATCTTAAAAGATAAGGAACATCACCTGAATCTGCTGTAAAATTGGGATCAAAAGCATTTGCATTTCTTATAGTATCAAAAACAGTTTCTTGACCTAAAGTATCTACTTCATACCATTCATTACCATCAGAATCTATAATATCTAAAATTCCTACAATATTAGAATCATTAATGGTAGTTGTAAAAAATGATTGAGGAGCACCTACGGAAACTGTTGTAGTATTAATAGTTGCTGAGATTGATTTTCTTGATTTCTTTAGTAGGAAAAATGTTGGGTTACCACTCCCATCAACTGAATAAACAGTAACTTCGGTTGGGTCTATAGAACCTGAGGAAGCAAAATTTAAATCGTCTTGTACTAAAAACCTAACAGCACTATTACTTGTAGATTTTATTGAAGCGTTTTGGTTTACAAATAAAGCATAAGAATAATCAGGAACATAATTTCCAGAGCCACTTTCTATAGAGGGTACTTGTTGGTAAAAATCCATAGTAGTAGTTGCAACCCCTGTTACTCTTGGCTTATAACCAAACATATAAGCTAACTCAAATAAATTATTTTCTTGACGAGCAAATTGTAAAAAAGTTTCTTGTAATTGATTATCTAAATAAAATGAAAGGACATCACCTACGTAGGCCGCCATTTCCATAAACATCATACCTGGAGAAGCAGGGGAAAAATCATTATATGATGTTGGAAAATAAGTTCTTGAATAATCAATAAGACTTTGTCTTAAAGAACCAAAATCTCTGTTTATATATTTTATATCTCTACTCTTAGCCATTAATTAAAAAGTATTTCTAAAGAATCTGTTGTATTAGTGTTTGCTACATTATAAACCATTTTTATTGTAACTTGTTGTTCTTGAGTTCCTTGACCTTGAAAAACAGATAATTCTTTAACTATAACATTAGGAAAATATTGAGAAACTTGAGATTGAATATCTTGTTTTAAAAAATCTAAATTTCCATCTGTTATTTGTGTAAAAATAAATCTACGTAAATCACCTCCAAATGAAGGGTTTAAATATCTTTCACCTTTATTAGTTAAAAAGAAATTAATTAAATTAGATTTAATAGCATCTTTTGTAGTATAAGTAGTTTTAAAAGCTGTAGGTGAAGAAAAAGGTAAAGATACCCCAATACCTGTGCTAGGTTTTAAATCTAATGGTGATATTTTTCTAGGACTAAAAGCCATTTATTATTTCATTAAACTTGAAATTTGATCTAAACTTAATTCACCTGCAGGTAAATTTCCATTTATAGGATCAACTCCAGGTTGTCTAGGATTAAATGTTTGTGCATTTGAAGAATTAAAACTTAAAGCTGTTTCATTCATTACATCCATATATGCTTTTTTAGAATCAATTGTGGGTTTTGATGAAAGTTGTGGGGTTGGAATAGAAACGTTTTCTTGTACAACTTGTTTTGGAGAACGAACTGCTTCAAGTAGAATATCTTTTAATTCCTCTTGAATAGCTTCTTTTACTGATTCTTTAACTATTTTCTTTAATTCGTTAAGTTTCATTATTATTTTATTTATAAATATTAAAAATTATTTTTTTTATCTTGCTTCAAAAAGTTTTTTAGCTAATCTTTTTTGTTCTTCATCAAAATTATTTTGGCTTAAGTTATCATAATCACGGGTTATACTAGTAATGGATACAGAAGGGGGTGAACCATATTGGTATTTCTTTTTTATAGAAGGTACTATTCTAAGTAAAGGATTTACAGGAGAAATATAAGTCCAAGTCAATGAATAATAGTAAGAATATGGACCCGGATTAATATCATTAAAACAAGCACTTACATATGCGTTATCTACATCTGCTTGTAAAATAGTAGACCATTGACCTCCTCCACCAGGAATATAATTTTGATTAATTGAGATATCTAACTTATTATTACTGGTATTCCAATTACTGGGGTTCCAATACTCATTGTCTGTTGGTTTTGTATAAGTTAAAAGAGTACCTAGATTTTGAGGAACCCATTGTACAAGTTCTTCATCCCATTTCCATATAGCTCCTCTTAAAGTATCAATAGGATTATCTTTATCATCATTATTATCATTTTCATTTGAAATATAATATATAACGCATGTATAATCGGTTCCTGCTGAGGGTCTAGGTACATTATATAATGCCCCCCAATCTCCACACATCCTCCACATATTCCCTACACGAGCTTTCCAATCATCTGAGTTTACTGGAGACCATTTAGGATAATTTTGTGGGTCTAATTGACCATCATTTGTATAAACTCCTTCTATCCACCTATAATATGAATTTTTACCATCTTCTCTTTTAACTTTCCAATCCCCATCTTTAACACCCTCTATATAACTAAAAGGTTTTAAATCTAAAATTTCCCACCTTTTTTCCTTCACATCCCAAGCATAAAAACCTTTAGTAAATTCATCTCCATCATATTCTTTAATTTGGGGGGCTTTAGTAATATCTATATTTTCAGGGATTTCTTCAAATGGAATTCCTTCTTTAGGAAAATTATCAAAATTATAGTAATCTTCTCCTCGTTTAGTACCTGTGGTTTCAACTATACCCTTAATAGTTGAAGCATTTACAATCTTTAATGTGGAGGATGTTTTACTACTACTTTGAATCACTGGGCCAAAACCACCACCACCTGTAATCTGGTCTGATACTGATTTTTGAAATAAATTCAATAAAATACTATTACCTGATGTTATCGAAGGATCTAAAATATTTATTTTCTTTGCATTTAAAAAATCTTCATAATGTGTTTTAAATGCTGTGTTTTCTTCAACTTCTAACTCAGCGTTTCCCAGGGGTAAGTTTAAAACTGATCCATTTTCTATAGGTACCCCATTATATTTAAATTTAAAATATGTATCAGGTATTTCTTTTAAAAGATCTTCTCCTTCTTCTATTAACTCAGAAAGATCTAATTCAGGGTATTGATCTTCCCAACCTTGTAACCAATCAATTTGAGATTGTATTTGACTTCTAAAATCAGGTTGCTCATAGTTAAAAGTTACTTCATATCTAACATAATCTTCAGTTTTACCATTTAAATAATTATCAATTTTATTTTTAATTAAAGTTAGTAAAGTTGAATTATTAGAACTATAAGTATAAGAAGAATCATAAAAATTACCTTGAGATTGTAATTCTTGAATTTCTTCCTCAGTTAAAGGTAAGGGTTCAGGATAATATAACTTTATCCCTTCTATAGGAATATCAGCTTCTCCTCCTTCTACTAAAATTTCAACTGCAGTATTTGATAAACCTGTAGCTTTAATTCTTTTACTAGGTAAAAGAGTAGTAGGAGTAGGATCATATTCTATAGTTAATCTAAAACCTTGATAGGTTAAATCCCCATTAGTTAATTGTTCTTCTAATTCATTTTCTATTTGTGTATCTTCTTCTAATGTTGAATTAGCATTTTCAGGATCAAATAAAAGAGCATCTCGTATATTATTTATAAGTTCTGCTTCTTGAGTATCATTAAAATTACTAGCACATAAATTTACTATTTGTAAAAGAGTATTTTCTACAGTTTGTAATAAATTATCTAAAGTTCGAACATATTCAACTATAATACCTGAGGTTGTAGATAAGGATTTTGATCCTGTTTCTAACCCATCTGTAAGTTTTTTTAAAACATCTATAGCTTTACTTATTCCTAAAATTACACTTACAGGTAATCCAGGGGGGATAGGTGCAGGTAAAAACTCTAAAACCAAAGTAGCAGTATTGATTGCAGGTAAAGGTTTTTCTATTTTAGTAGTTATATTATTAATGGTTCCTGCTAATTTATCTATATTAGAAAGTACACCTCTTAAAGTATTTAATTTAGGTAATATTCTTTCTATTTCAGGTATAATAACAGGACATACTACTGTAGGACCTTTTTCATTAATTTGATTTATACCATCTTCTTGTAATTTAACTAAATAATCATCCTTTAATTTCAATAACATAGATTGAAATTTAGTGGATTGAGCTACTAATAATTTAGTAGCTACACCCATTAAAGCTGTTTTTAATTTAGTATCAATTGTAGGCATTATACTGTTTTACTTACTTTAGATTTATAATTTTCAATTTTATTAATTATATTTTGAGCAGCTGTAGCCATTGTAGGGGCTGTTGATGCTGCAGCCGCATTTGGAGCAAAAGGTACAGGAATACCTGATGCTACTAATGCTGAGCTTAATTTAACCATTTCTTGTAAAAATATCTGTAAGTCGGTTAAAAATTTATCTCCTAATATAACAGATTCTTTTGCTTCTTTATCACCTAATAATACTTTACTATTATTTCCTACTTTAAGTATAGTATCATTTTTAGAATCAATATTAACTGAACCTAAAGTATTTAAACCTATAGATTTTTCAGCACTTAAAAGTAAATGATTTGAATTAGCATTAAAAACTAATCGACCAGAATTAAGTATAATTTGCTTACCTGAAAACTGATTAATTTTTTCAGGGGGTGAATTATAACTATTATAATCTGTTACTGAAGGGTTTAAGGGAATGGTTTGGGTAGAAGTTAAATAAATAGAAGATAAATCTTTATTTATATCTTCTTTAATAGGAATCCAACCTTCATCTGAACTATCAGGGTCTTGCCCATTTCTAATAATAGTAATAGGATCACCATTTTCACCACTAGAAGACCATGTATTTTCTTTTTCTGTTACTGTACTACCAAAGCGAATCGAATTACCCCATCTACCTTCATATATAATATCTCCCTCAAATGGTAATAACGGATGGATATTTAATTTTTCTTGAAAATATTCTCCTAAAGTAATTTCTGTAGATTGATCTGTAGACCTTCTAACTGAACCTCCTTCTGTTTGTTGGTAATCTTGTTGTTGATTTTCAGGTAAAGCATCTACTATAAAAGGAGAGGCATTATGGTGAGGTGAATTCCATAAACTAATAGGAGTCATATAATATAGCTGGGTTGCTGTTACCTTTTCTCCTAAGTCTGATGATGGTAGTAAAACCACATAAACTATTTCATTAATTAAAGGGTAATTTTTTAGGTAAGGGAATAAAGGTTGAGCAACACCGTCAAAAGTATTACTATTAATAGATTTAGGAGTTTTAATATCTATAAATTCTATAGTACCTAAACCATTCCACTCACCATAAGTTTTCCATTTTGGGTTAGTTTCATCTAAGACAATATTCTTTACTCTAACTGCTTTAATTCGATTAAATAAAGCTTGTAAAGTATTAAAATTATTATCCTTATTACGATTTAAATTAGAATTTAAACCTGAAAAACCAAACCTAGAAGCCATTACTTTTTATTATTGTTAAGCTTATCTATTTCTTGAAGTAATTGAGCTTTTTCTTCTTCAGAAATTCCAAGACTACCATCATCCCCCTGATTTTGGATTGCTCTTTGAACAATAGTAGCCATTTTAATTAATTGCTCATCATTCTTAACTCCAATTTCTAAATATTCTTTAATTAAAGGGACAATAAGAGTAGCATCACCAATTTCTTGAACTAAAGGTTTTAATTCAGAAATTAAAGATGATACTTGATCTTCTCTTCTTTTTTGATTTTTATAAATTTCCTCTAATAAATCAGAAAATTTCTTTTTTCCAAAGATTACTGAATCTAACTTACCCATATATTTTATTTATAAATATATAAATTAAGAAAACTCAACATAACCATATTCTATATAAAAAACATAATTAGTTTTAAATATATCATATAATTGATTAGCTATTTTTGTTATTTTAGGAGTTTTTACATCTACCATTTCACGAATGTAAATGTACAAAGCTTTTTTATTAAAAATATCTATATCTTCTCTTTTACGAAATAATTCTAATATAGCATCAGCTACTTTAGCATCTTCTTCTTTTGGGAATAAATTATAAATATTAATCGTAACATATTCTACATATAAATCTATAAATTTAGATATAAAATTTTCACTATTATCCTCATCTATATTATATGAATGATTTTCATCATCATATAATGATTCTAAAGGTGATTTATCTACTCTTTTTTTATAATTTTTTTGGTTAGAAATTATTAAATAACGTTTGGCAATAGTACCAAAATATGAGTATGCTTTAGCTCCTTTAGATGGGTCAAATAAATGGATTTTACTAAGAAGAAAAGTAATTACTTCATGTTGTAAGTGTTCTATTTCATCTACTTCAGTATAATAAAATTTAAAGGTATGGATTATATTTTCTGTAAGTTTAAAGAAAGGATAATGAATAAATTGTTCATATATCTGACTTTTAATTACAGTATCCTTTGTATTATTATATAAAATAATAGCCTCTTCTGTTTCTGAAGTGAAATAATTTTTTGATTTTTTTCTTCTTTTTTTAGTCACAGTATGTATCAAAGTTCTTCTATAGTAAATTCATTCAAAATCATTTGAATTTTTTTAATTTCAATAAAAAACCACCCAATTTCATCATCAGATTTAAATGAACCTCTTTCATCTATTTCTTTAATTTTTTTATCTGATTCTTGGATTGCAATATCTATTTTAGAAAGATACCCCATATAAGAAACTAAAATATCTTCTTGTTTCTCATTCTTGCGTAGTAGATTAAAGGTCGTATATCCTAAGATTACGACCAAAATCGATAAAATTGTAATAATTATTTCTAGTATCATAAATTATCTAACATATTTTTTAATCCTTCACTTTTAATTGAGCTTAAAGCTTTAGATTTAGTTGGAGTAGTTTTATTTCCCCCTTTATTATCCCCTAATGTAAAATTACTTTTTGTATTCTCCAAATTATTTTTTTCTTTTTTTAACTTAGGTAACCATTCACGCTCAAATTCAATACGAGCTGCCATTAAATCTGCCTGATGGAGAATAAATGGTAGTGAGGTTCTTGGTTTTTGTTCGGGCATATATCCCATAAGGTATTTTTTATTAGCATCATCATATAAACCATCATGAGTCTGAATTGCTAACATTTCATTAAATGTATAAGGAATACCATGTGATTGGAGTAAATAAAGTCCTCTATCTGGAACTGAAGCAAATGGAATCTGGGTGTTATGGGTATAATCCTCTCCTAACTTTTCCTTTCTCCATTTATCAGTCTGGGGGATATATGATTCGTTTTCTTCGTCACCCATTTTACCTAAATCATGGTTAATAGCAGAGAATACGAGTTCTTCGGTTGTGAAAGTAGTCATATCTGCTCCTTCCTCATACCAAAGATTAGATTGTTTTAAAGCACAACGTACTACGCGATTTACATGCTCAATATAACCTCCAGGAAAGGCATTGTGGTACTCTTTTTTATGGGATGCCGGCATTAACATAATACGTTCTTGATATTTATTATAAAAATCAAGAAGTTTTTGTTTACGATCCCCAGTAATATAGGTTTCAATGTTGGAGATAAATTCTTCCCAATTTGATTGGATTTGTTCTGCTGTTAGGCTCATAACTATTTTAATTAAAATTATCTACGATTAATCTCAGAAGGTGAAAGCTCTTCTCTTTCAACCATATCCTTAATATCCTTTAGGATTTCAGTTGATTGGTTTAGTGTTTTAATAAATTCATCTACAGAACTACCTCGTGTTACCATAAATTCTAAATTCTTGAATCTAGATTCCAATATCTCGATTCTACTAATAATAATATCTCTTTGTCTCATAATAATATTAATTAATTTTTACATATGGGGAGTATCCATTATACCCTATTCCCCTTTATTACCCTTATTTATTCCTAATTTTCTTATTTTCCCTGTAATAATAAGATATTAAAGGAAATCTAATAGGCCAAGCTATTTTATAAAAAAAAATACTAAATCTTCTAAAACCTTAATTTTAGCACATTTTTCATATTCCTCTCTTTCCTCAAAAAACTTAATAGCCAGCTTGCAAGCAGTTAAAAGTTCTTCATCTGAGGCTTGTTTTATGTAATTTTTATCATTTTCAAAGTTAATATCTTCTAATTGGTTATATGCCCTATTATATATCATTAACTCGCTAAATTCTTTTATTTTCTTTGATTCTTTATCACCATCACTGGAAGCGGCATCTAATAAAGAAAATAGCAGTTTTTTATTGAAATTTACATGATTAAACACTAATTTTTTAAACATTCCCAATTTAAAAATAGGATTATTATAAAAATCAGTATAAGAAGCAATTACTTCATCTTGGGTTGATGAAGAAGGATCATTGGTGAATTGATTAAAAAATTTATTTAAATCCATACTTATAAATATAAGTAATAGAGGAAAATAAACCAAACATAAATTATACAGGAAAAAAGAGGGAGACTAAACGTTAGGGGCTTTAACCCTTTCAGCTTTACTCTCCATTTAATGGGTATATTTTTGTATAAAAATTTAAAAAATATATTCTCCCTCTTTTTATTTTAAAACATTAGTACCGAGAGCGGGACTTGAACCCGCACGACTGTAATAGTCAAGGGATTTTAAGTCCCTCGTGTCTACCAATTCCACCACCTCGGCATTTTGTATATGATCCTACAACCTACCTATTATAAAACTGTATGGTTTTTAATTAGTTGGTCATTTATTTGATCAATTCGTTCACTTAATTCTTTTACAACTTTAATTAAGTTTTTTCCTTCGGGGTTGTTAGGATGATATTCCCATAATTCATCACGTTTTTGGGTTAAAAAAACTAATTCATTAATTAAATTTTCTTCTTCCATTTCTTCTTGGTTTATTTGATTTTTTAAATTTTCTAATTCTTCGTATCTATCTGCTAAAACTTCTATATCCATAACTTTTATTTTTATCTCTTTATATGTAAATGTACAAATAATATTTCGAATATCCAAATTTTAATATGACGTTTTTTACTAAAAATATTACTCTAATATGACTGTAATATTTATAATTGTAATAACCCCTAAAATCAATATACAATGAGAAAAATACTTATTTTAGTTTTGGGGTTGGTTGGTTTGATTTCATGCTCAACCCCAAAAGCTGTAACTGTTGAAAAAATAGACATTGATAGAGATGCTATTATTTATGATAACCAAGAAGTTGTCATCGTTACTCGTACTTTTTTAACTTTAGATCAATATAATGATTTAAAATTAAGAACTAAAATTAATAGAGAAATTTGGGGAAACCCATAAATAGAAGGAGGGTAAAACCTCCTTTTATAATTTATATTTAATTTTATATTTTTCAATAAATTTTGCACCCACTGCTAATTCTAAAATTTCAGCATTTTGAGGAACACCAGCTAACTTTTCTTCTTGAACTTGGTCTATATTTTTATTCTTCCAAACTTTCATTTTAACTTTAGCATTTGAACGATTGGATGTTTTAAACACCATTACCACAGGAGAGTTTGGATATGCTTTTTCTCTAGCCATTTAACTTAATTTATATGAATATTTCCAACCACAATCACTATCAAAATCTTTAAAATCTAATTCAACTTTGAATCTTCCATCCAATGCTTTTTCAAGCCCTTCAATGTCAATTTTTTCCCAATATCCGAATCTAAGTGTTAGATAGGTTTCAGCGAACTTATAATCACCTCTACCATCTTTAACTTCACCACCATGGCCTACTTCGAAATGATCAGATCCAAAAAATTCTTTAATCTTTTCTAATTGTGTAAAACTAATTCTTTGCATAACCTTTATTTTTTAATAACAACTCGGCTTTGTGCCTCATTTACCCTGTAAATATACGAACAATATTTCAGGGAGCCAAATCTATCAGCGATTGTTTTTAGAAATATAATCTCCCTCATCATATGATTTTAATATATGACATTGTTTACATAATAACTGATAATTTGAGGGTTGTTCACCTTCAGGTGTGTGTTTAATATCCGAAATAATATGATCAACATCGAATAATCCCGCTAATTCATTTATAGGTCTATTAGGAAAAAATGTTTGTGCATCGTACCCACACCCTTCACATTTTAATTGATTATCCAAGATTTTTTCTACTTTATACATCAACCAAGGTCTACGTGCAGCATTAGACGCATATTTTTTATAGTGGTAGTGTTTTTTACAATATGAATGACGTTGGGTTTTGTTGTAAAATTCGGTTTCTTCGTTACACCATGAAACTTTACAACAACTCATATACCTAATTGTTTTTTAACATCTTTTATGTGACGACATTGCCTATCTTTTGCTCTCCACTTTCCAGCACAAGTACAATCTACGATATCACCTTTTACAGTAACGTTATAAAAGTACCCAGGATCACTCTTTGATTCAAATTTGAATTCCTGCTTTTCAACCTTAATTTTTTTAGGTTTAGGTTTATGCCATTCAATATCATTAAGAGTAGTTTCGGGGTGAACTTCTTGCCAAGTTGGAGTAATATATTTTTTTCCCTCAGAGTTAATATATAAACCTGGAGGTAAAAAATCATGTTTATAAGTGTATTTAAATGGACGAACAGCAATAAATTTACCTAAACCCTTAGGTGAATATGAGAATTGAGAAGTAGGACGATACATAATTCGTTTCCTTAAATTCCCATGCTTGTTTAAGTTTGTAAATACAAATAATGCCATAACCTTAATTTCTTTATATTGTAAATATACGAAACATGGTTTAGGTATCCAAACCCCCCCACTTTTATTTTTTAGGTCTACCTCTTCGTTTCTTCCCTTTAGCTGCGTCTTTGACATCAGCAATTTGGTTTTTTACTTCTTTAGCTGATTGGACTACATCATCAACTTCTTCTTTAACTCTATCGATTCTTTTTTCTACTTCTTCCACTAGTTCAACAACTTTTTCATCTAAAGTGGTTCGGTTTAAAACCCAATTCCACAATTTTTTTAATTGATTTTTCATTCCTCTCTAAATTTTCTTAGTTTCTTTTTTTCTTTAAATTTTGGGGCTTTAGGAGCTTTTATCATTTCAACTTCTTCCCCACATTCTACACATTTATAAATATCAAAGTCTAAATAAAATTCTGTGGTTTTACATTTATCACAAGGATAAAAATTTTCATCCATTAATATTTCTTCATAATCTACTCGTGGCATAATTCTTCAAATTCAATTTCTTCAATAGTTTCAACAAATAAAAAATGTGATTCTGTTTTTAAGGTATGATCCGCTCCCAGATGGTTTTGCATTCCTTTTACAAATTCTAAATGCAATTTTCCCTGTTTGTCAGTAAATGAGGAAATAGGAGCTTTGGCCTTAATGATATATAATTTATCATTATGTTTGAATAATTCTCGATAACCCATAAAACTATTTATAAAATACTTGTATTAACACAATAGCAATTGCTAAAATTAAGGTTATTAATGTTTTAAGAGATAATCCCTCTCCCAAATAAATATAGGTAAGAAAACTAAAACTTATTATCCCTGTGGCAAATCCTATAAGTCTTGAAGGCCACAATTGCCCATCATAATATTCTACAATATAGGTAGTAGCCCATATATAAGCAAAACTTATAGGAATACCTAAAATTGATATCAATAGAGGATGACTTTTTATCCAAGGAGATATAAATTGCCCATTAGTTTGAAACCATACTGCAATTTGCCCTAAAGCAAATAAAAATATTCCTAAAAATAAAGATCTCATATTCTACCTTTTCTTCCTGTTACTCTATATTGTTCCCTAGGATCAACCCCCCCTGAATAATTGTATCCTTCACATAATTCATTTTCAGGAACTTTATTATTAGTACCATAAAAATATATGGGACCTTCATAACATTCGTAAAAGGAATTTGATGGATCACTAACATTTAAAATTCTACGATTTCCATTAAAACTTCTAAATTCACGAGATGTTACTCTTCCCCATCTTCCAGGTTTCCATTCTATCTCACAACACTTAGAAGTATCAAAATCATACTTCATTTTACCTGTAAATCCTTTTTTTTCAGACATTTTTTAAAACTTTTTTATTACGTTGCATCACAAACCAATCTCTTGAAGTATTTAAACGAGTATGATGTTTTGATATCCTTTCATATTCTATATTATTTAGTATACAATAAAGTATAGCCTCATAATATTCATTAAATATCTGTAGCTTTTTTTTAGCCATTATAAATTTGGTGATCAAATTCTTCTTCGTTAAAAAAGTCCTCTTCATTTAAAGATTCCCATTCATCTACAATTTCTTCCTCAGAATCTTTTTGCATTGATTTAGGTAATGGTGGTAATAAACCTGCGTTTTCACATAAATTCCAAATTCTATCTTTCCACAAATCTAATTTCACACCATCAATAATACATCTAAAACCATAATGTTCGGTAAGTTTTCCTAATTTATCAATAAACTCCTCAATCATTACATCTAATTCACCCCCAATTTTAAAATTTTTACCATACTCTGAGTTACCATTAGTATTAGTATCATAAATTGATTTGATTTTTAACCATTCTTGGGCAATAGGACCTAAATTTTTACTCATAACTTTTATTATTTAATATGTAAATATACGAAAAATATTTTAAGTATCCAAATGAAATCTATGTTTTTTTATTTCTTTTTCCATTTGGATATCTAATGTTAATAGTATACAAAATTGTTTTAAACTTTCTCCTCCCTCAAATTCTGCCATTTTAGTTAAAGTTTTATCATCTAAGGAATAAAATACTGAAATTATAGAATTAATCATTCTTAATTTTAAGATATGGAGGAATTTCCTTTTTTTTCTTCTTTTTTCTTTTAGAATTATAATGGATATAACTGTTAAAGATTTTAATTTGCTCATAAAGAGCTTTTGGTGAATTTTTACTCATAATTAAAATTTAGTTTTTAGATTTTCTTTTTCTATAATTGATTTTAGTTTATTTACATAAAGTGGATCTTCGGCATACCTTTCTTTTAAGTATTGAAAATATTCTCCATCATTATTAATTTGGGACAAATATCTGCACTGGTAAAAAGCATAATCTAAAATACTCTCTCTCCAGGAATTATAATAAGCATGACCATTGTAAGTACCTTTAGCAGTATTAACCCTTACTCTTGCTTGCCTCATCCCAAATAAATTATGATTTTCTAAAAAAATATTACTTTTAAAATATCCTGTTTCAAGTAAAGCCTGGGCATAGACTATATGGGGGTACTTAATATTTATCCTTTTTAATTCCCTTTTAAATCTTTCAGGAGAAAAATCTAAGGAATCATTTAGTTTATTTAAAATAATTTTAGTTTCTAAAGGAGTATAGTGTATGATTTGACTTTTTCTTCCTAAATCATAAAAAGATATAATTGTAATCCCTAATACACAAAATATCAATGTGTAAAATTTCCAATTTAAAGAAAGAAATTTTGCTTCTTTTTTATTATAAATAAACAACATAACTATTTGGTTTTTAAAATTTTTAAAGCTTTAACAATCTCAGAACAGGTTTCATACTGTTCCCATTTTTCCATTATTATTAAATTTTTTTCTAAAGTATCTATAAAATCTTCTCTATCACAAGTGATATCAAAAATTGTACCATCTTCTTCAATTGTAATTTCTAATATATAGATATGACGTTTTTTAGTATGCAAATTACTCAAAATACCTTGCACACAAGCTTCAGAAATTTGTAAATCTAAATTTTTTGCTCGATTTTCAAATTCTTCTTGTGTTTTAACTTTTATTTTATGCACCATTAGAATAAATCTAAAAAATTTCCTTTTATTTTCTTATCCCTCAATATACGAAATTTTTCTTCGTTTTCTAACATTTTGGTTGCTAATTTTTCAAGATTTTTTTGTTTTTGGGTATCGTAATCTTTTATAATTTTATTATGTTTTTTATGTTTCATATTCTAGAAATATATTGGTTTATATCATCTTCATCATTATCTAAACCTAATTCTTTTAATCTTCTAAGATGGTAATCATCAACATCCCAATCATTTTTCCCTAAATTAACGGGTTTATGATCTTCCATTCCTTCAATTTGTTTACTAGTAAATATATCACCTATAAATAGATAGAAACAATTATAACATAACAATTCAGTATTTTCTTTTCTGTAATTTTTTTTATTGTTATCTTTAAAATGCAACAATAGAGGCATTTTATAATCAAATACTCGTCTTTCACAAAAACCACAATTAGCACATTTTTCTTCCAAATGTCCCTCTGAAATTAAACGGTATTTAATTTTAGCAGGGTTAAATGAAGAAGGATCTACTCTACCTTCAATTATATCAATCAATGCTGGTTCTTTTCCACTCCCCCTTAAAAATTTAGGGATTCCTTTCCCTTGTTGATTTTTATGTTTTTCAAATAAACTTTGACCTGTTTCTTCGTCTGTATAAATCTTAGCCCATTTTTTATAGTGTTGGTAAGAAACATTTAAATACCTACTAGCTGCTCTATTAGATAGAGTTTTATCCATTGCTGCTAAAATTTGTTCCTTACTTAAGGGTTTAGCTTTAGGCATATTTTAAATATCTTCTGGGGTTAAAATAGTAAAGGGGCCTTGAAGATTAGAATCATCATCATTATAATCATTTGATAAATCTCTAAGTTTATTAGCAATTTTTTCTTCTTCCTGGTTGTATCTTTTATATTGCTCATCAGTAAGGATTTGGATATCATTCCAAGTGTGATCTCCATCACCCCCAGTTGTAATTAATGCCTTATAGGTTTCTGTGGTTGAACAATTTACACAACTTTTATATCCATATTTTTCTAACCTTAACTTAGGCATGTCTTGTTTACATTGAAGACAAGGTATCATTTCTAATTTCATAACTTATAATTATTATTATTTTTGGTAAAGATACGAAAGAATTTGGTACAATCCAAGTTTTTTTATAAAAAACGGTATTTTACATAACTCCATAGGTCATGAGGAGTATTAAAAAGGTATCTTTGTTCTTTATCATCTATGTAGTATTGTACTTGTTCTTCTTCATCTTTTCTATCATAAAGATACCACATAATTAAATCAGTAACATCACCTCCATAAAAAGCAACACATAAATTTTCAATTACAAACCAAAGAGGATCAGTAAAAGGATTAAGATTCATTCCTAATTCTTCAATTTTCATTTCTTTTTGAAAACAAAGTTCTAATTGTTGCACACAAAAAACAAATAAATCTTTTTCATTTATATCTATTTTTTTTTCTACAGTATTAACTTTAGAACCTAAAATTAAACTAAATAACTTTTGAATATCTTCTTTTGGGTTATCCATTTATAAACTTTTTACTCCAAATATTTTTTTAAATTTTTCAAGAGGTAAATTTTTAATTTTACTAAAAAATAATTCTGCTTGAGTTTGAGTTTGAGCATCTGTCATACCTAAAACTTCTTCTTTAGAATCTTGTAAATAAAAAAATTTCCACTTTCTCATAAATTATTTATTAAATTTTGTATGTCAATACATTCATTGTAATCTTCTTCTTTTTCATAATGTTTAAGTATTCGTTTTAAAGCATTAGAAAATTCAGATTTAGGTAGTTCAACACTTAAAGATAAATTATCAACAATAAATAATTCTGCTTTATTCAATTTATTTTCAATAGCATATTTAATAGCTTCTAAAGTATACCTTAAAATGGGGGTGATAAAGGTATCTTCAAATATCAAGTGTTGTAAATCTTCCCATTCTTCATATTCAAATGATATTAAGGGAACTTCTCTTTCTTTAGTTTTAATATTTTTTCCCATGAGTAAATAGTATTAATGGGTTTAATAATAAATATTAAAGAATTTCATATTCTATTTCAATATCTGAAAATCCCCATGTTTCAGAATTTTTAGTTTGATTTGCGAAGGTAACCGCTTGATTAATATCATTTCCTTTTTTATTAACACCATCAGCAATTCCACCACCACCCCATCCTTTAGAACCGTGATTTATATGGAACATAGGAGGATTATAAATTGCTTTTAATCCAAAACCATGTTTAACAGATTTTTTCTGTACATTAGTATCAGCAAATAGAGGGTAAATTAATTCTTCTTCAAATCCACGGATTCCTTCCCAAACATGACGAGGTGCTAATTGAAAATCCCCACAACAATTAATCAAACTATAGTCATCACCTTTTACTGTTTTTTCTTCATATTTTCTTTCTTCAGAATTTACATAAATATAATCTCTTAATTTATTCCATTCTTGGAACTTCATCTCTCCACCATGAAATTTTTTAATAATTTCCCATGTAACTTCTCTTCTACTCAAAGTAATAAAAGTATTACCATCACTTTCATTAATTACTTTTTCAATATCTTCACGTTTAGGATGAATAATATCAATATTAGTAGAAACAATATAATCTCCAGTTGCTCTCCTAATACCAATATTACGTGCTAATACTTCACAACATTTTTGAGCTTGAGGGTCAAAATTAGTAAGTTGAGTAGCAGCCTCAGGGGGTATTACAAAATGTTTTAAATTACCTTTTAACTGTAAATTGTCTTGGATATCATAAAGTAAACTATGGGTAGGTGAATTCCAATCTATATAAAATACTTCATCATAAGTATTAATTGCTGAATTAATAGCATAAGTTGCTCTTTCATTTAAATGGCCTCCATAATTGTCATTTCTAGAAATTATAACTGCTGATATTTTCATTATTTAAAAGAATTTCTGTAAACATCCCAAAACTTTTGAGTAGCCTCAGGAAGATAATTATAATAATTTTTTAGATCTTGAATTAAATTTAATGTGTTCCTATACCCAATAACTTCATTTTCTAAATTAGTAACTAAATCTTGTTCATTTCTATCTTGATAAACTGTTGCTTTATTATAAACTACTGAACGTGGAAAATAATGTTGTACAATGTAAGCCCCCCAAATATCATCCATCCTACCAGCATGGGGTAGTACTGCGTAATAAGGCAAGACTTCACGTGATAAAAACGTATTTTGTGAGTTAAACGGGGCTATATCAGGACTACCAAAAGGTTTAAATTCATCAAATTTACATACTGGTAATTTACTTAACCTACATAAAGCATCAATATCAGGATCCCCATCCCAAAAATCAGCTTGAATTAATACTTTACGTAAACGTTTTCCTTTATATTCAATGTTATTTTTTTCAGGAACTAATTCAATAGGATAACCTCTATGCCATAAATCATTATGATTAGTAGGAGAAATAGGATCAAATACTATAAAATCCTTATGTTCATAGATATCAATTTCAATTTC